CAGGGAGAGGCTAAGGAAGAGGCACCATCTGCTCCTAGCGTACAGTTACCTGTTATTGATATACAGATGCCGTTACCGACTGCAGAAGTAGTAGCAACTGCTACCTATGCAGCTGTAGCGGCTGTAGCAACAACCACCCTAGCTACACCTCTCTTTGATCAAATAAAGAAGAAACTACAGAAATTCCTACAAGGTAAGATTGATAAATGGAAGGAGAAAAGAAAAAAGGACTCATCGGAAAACTTAAAGAAGTTGCCGAAGATAAAGAACACCAAATAGAAGTTCTTGGTACATTTGTCAGACTTGGCGTAGTAGTTTGGTCTGGTTTCATAATAACCATGAACTATGTAGAATTACCAATGATCAAGAAAGCTGGGAATTCGGACATCACGTTCGTTGCCAGTGTGTTTACGGGAGCACTTGCAACCTTCGGCTTGACCACTGGTAGTAAGAATAATGGTAATGGAACACCAGTAGAATGTCCAATGGCTAAGAAAAAGGAAGAATGAACAAATGGCTAGTACTCTTCCTACTGGCATCACCCACGGTAGCGAGAGCAGAATTAGTGACC